AAAATAGTTGGACTCCTATCTTAGAACAAAACGGTGATCCAACAGCAATAGTTAATGTAGATGAAAGACAGATATACACTGGAACCTCTGGCGTTAGAGTTAATACAGGATATGAGGGTGGAGGGGCAATACACACCATAGATTATTCACCAGAAAACTTTATTGATAAAAACAAATATATTTGTGGTTTAAGAATGATTGCCGCTAGTGGATCAGTTAGTGCAAGAGTAACATTTACTCTCGGCCCAGAAAGCAATAGTGCATCTGTAACAGCTGTTATGACTAACTTAGAGTGGAGACCATTTTTTGTTAGGAATACTGCTATTAGTGATCCGGGGCACCCCTCATCTATTACCGGATCTGTTAAGGTAGAACAGCTTCATAACCCCGTAGAAGGAGCAGATGAAGGATCTTTGTTTAATGTTGATTCATTTATGATTAAACAAGGTGATTACCCATCAGCTTTTGTGGGACAAGAAGAAGTCAGAAAAACAGGTCAAATTTATTGGAATATAGGTGATTAAATATGAATGGTAAAAATTTTACATTAAGAACTGGTGTTAAATTTTCTGGTAACTCTGGAGATTTTGACAAACAGCCATTTATAAATTTGGTAGAAGAAGACTCAATTACTAGTGGTAAGTTTTTATCACTTTATAGAATAAGAAGATCAAAAGAAGAAAGTTCAGATATAGATTATGAATATCAGAACCCAGAAAAAGATGGTGTTATTGGATTAAGTTATGGTGATGGATCTAGTGTTTTTTCTTCAAGTGGAACATATATAACAAAAGCTATTAGTTTAAACGAATACAATGAAAATTTAGTTGGTAACACTACAACTGCAGATGCTCAAGAATATTTTGTTAATGTTACTGTTGATGATAATAGTAAATTAACACTTATGATTGACGATAATGGAACATTTCACGGTGACATAGTTGTTGAAAACTTAACGTTAAATAGTTATAATTATATAGGTTCAACTTACAGACCACAGCCAGAGGGATTGTTAGATGCTAACTTAGATCAAACAATACTACCTAATGGCAGCTCGGCAGACAGCACACTAGTATTGCAATACCAATATAATGCAATGGAACAAACAGATGTTTTCTTAACTAGTGGATTAACTGGAGTGTATGATTGGTCTGGTAACTCTAATACTGGTTCTATATTTGGAACAGCTATCGGAGATATGGCAAACTTTGGAACAGATAACTCTGTATCTGCAGGAGTTACTGGTTGGACAGCTGGTATTGTTGAGGGCGGATTTAGATTGGATGGATCATCATATATAGAAAGCGAAACATCAACATTATTTACTGCAGCTGATCCACTGGATAATGGATATACTTTATTAACATCAGCTAAGTTTTTTACATCTGCAGATACTGACATATTAACCTTAACTGATGGTGTTGAAACATATGGTTCTTTAAAAATAAGAAATGGTTCTTTTGTTTTTGATGTAGCTACAGATTCTATAACTGCAGGATCTATAACAGCTGTTGATGAGATTGCAGCAACTGGTTCTGTTGAGCTGGGTAAGTGGTATAATATAGCAGCTACATTAAAAGAAACTAATGGTATAGATAGAGGATCAAAGTTATATATTAACGGAGAACCATCTATATTAACAAGAACTGTTAGCGATACATTATCAGCATCTATGTTTACTACTCCAACAGTAGTAGCTGCTGATACTAAGTTAATTATAGGAACAGATATCGCTAAAACTAGTAACTTCATGAATGGAGTTATTAGTTTAACTAGAGTATTTAATAGACCACTTAATGATGCGCAAATATTTGAAAACTTCATAACTAGTATACCCGGTCAAGTTAATATATCAGAAATTAATATTAGTTAGTTAGCTAGTAATTAATATAACAGGAAATAAAATGAATTTAAACTATAAAATTGATAAAGAGCAAATTTTAAAGAAATTTAAAGATTATGTAGATTCTCATACTGATAGGGGTGATAGGTATAATTCTAAAGGTAAGGATGTGCAATATCGTTCAGATTATGTTACTTTAGAAAAAGTAAAGACATTATATATGTTTGTTATTAATAATATAAAGATAGATTTAAGAAGAGAATTTATACATGATGATAAATTATTTTTTAAAGTTATGAATAATTTATTAAATAGAGTGAATAATAAAATAAGAACTAAAACTGCAACCAGTTTATTTATTTCTGTTGGTGTAGAAAATCCTATAGTTTTTGATGGTAGTGAAGACCAATATGAAGAATATTTAATTTTTAATAAAACAAAGCAAGCTCAAGTTATGAGAAAAATAATTGATGAACTTAATGCAACATTATCTGGTGATGTTCCAGAAGAAGAAGGTAAAACTATCATTAATTCAAATGATATACCAAAGAACCCTTCAAACATAGTTGAAGGTATGAGTAAAGAAGAAATAGCCGATAAACTTATAAAAAGTATTAATCCAGATTATGTATTAGAAATATTTAAGGGAAATTTTGAAAACTTTGATAAAGAATATTATATTTTTATAAAAGAACATGATATAGATGATTCAATTGCAAAAGAGATATTATCTAATTTACACAACAAATTCTCTTCAGAAGAACCAAATAATATTTTAAATAAAAAACTGGAAGAAGAAGAAAAACCAAAACAAATTTATAAAAGATTTTCAGATCCCGGCCTTGAGAATAGAAGAGAACAATCTATGGATCAATTAAGAGGAAGAGGTTATACTTCTAAAGGTGGTGGTTGGTATGATCGCCGTGGAAACTTTGTTGCAAAGATAGGTGATAAGGGCGAGATAATTTGGACCAAAGATCAGTATGAAAAAAGTGATACTGGAGGCTCAGCTGCGTCAATGGGTGGAGCAGCTGCTGCCGCAGGAACACCTGCAGTAGGTCAAGACGGAGATGGTGAAGAAGTAGAAACTGGATTGAATGATAAAGAGTTAGAATATATTAGAAAAACTTTTGGACATAATGAGAGAGATGATGCTTAGATCTGATATATATAATATTATAACAAAAAAAGAACCTCCTAAAAATGAACTATTTGACAATATATTAAATGAAGGTGAGTTCAAAGCTTTGATAGTAAAGGGTTCTGATGGTAAATCAAGGGTGGTTAATTTCAGATCCGCTGAAGCCATGAAAAATGCTATAAAAAGAGGAACTCATAAACCAATTGGTTCAAAAACTTCAGAAAAACCTGTAGATGATACACAACTGGAAAAACCTGTAGATGATACACAACTGGAAAAACCTGCAGATGATACACAACTGGAAAAACCTGTAGATGATACACAAACAGAGTTGCCTGATTCTGAAATTAAAGGATTAAAAGATAAAAATAGAGAAAATTTAAAAGCAGCCACAGTTGGTGTAGTTGATGAAGTTATTAAAAAAGAAGCATTAGAAGAAAGAAAGTCTGCGCCGGGTAATAAGGGTTCTGTTATTAATGAAATATGTGTTGGTGTTGGTTTATATGAGTTATTAGTTAATCCAAATATTAGTGATGATGATTTAATTAGTAATATAACAGAATTTGTAAAGTCATCAAAAATATACAAAAGTAATAAAAAAAGCAGTAATGATGAGGCTATAAAATCAGCTGCGAACGCTTCAAAAATAGAGTATATAAGAGTTTTAAAATTAATTGCCGAAAAGGGTATAAATTCAGAGGCAGCTATTGTAAGTCATATATGGGGTGCACAAGAGTCACTTTCTAATACTGTATCAAAATTAAAAGAGATGGGTGTGAATACAGTAAATGATATAGATATTGAGGAATATGAAGAAATTATAATGGCAGGTGGTGCAGGTGAAAACCCAACAGATACAATGATACTTGTAACTGATAATGATGGTAACGCACATATTCTCCATACTTCAAATAAAATGACATCCGCGGATATACAAGCAAACTCCGGACCAGTTAAGAATATTGAAAATATACAAAAAACATTATTAGAGATGGAAGATTTAAATATATCTGAAGAAGATTTGGAAAATATATCAAAAAAACATATAGATGAATTAAAAAATAAAAATGATGAAATAAAAAAAGTAGCTATAGAAAGAGTGTCAGAAGCTCGTGAAGATATTCGTGGTTTTATAGACGGGTTGAAAAACGCAAGTTCAAATGAAGGTGATGAAAAATATTGGAATCTGGCTGTAGAGAGATTTAGTGGGGTGAATAAAAACGGAGAATTAACGACAAATGTTAGAAAAAGATTAGAAAAATTTTCTCAAAAAGACGAAAATGGCGAGATAAAAGAAGAGTATAAAGAATTTATTAAAAGGGTAGAGAATAGAGAAAAATTAACCGATAAAGATGAAGAAAAAATAGCTAATATGTTTTTAGATAGTATGGAATATACCCCTAAAGAAGGCGAGAGTGCAACTGTATACTCATTAAATAATGATAATATAGCCGGTGCCAATAGAGTTCTATATACAGAAGATGATGAAATTAAATTAAGGGAATTATATGGAGAACAACTAGATATTCAGAATAATTATAGAGAAACTTTAAATAATATTACAGATGGAGCTGGAGATCTTGCTTTTTCAAAATTATTTTGGGATAGATTACATTTAGATATATCTAGTGGCCACAACCCCGGAGGTATACCAAATGAAAATTTTTCTACAATAATGGGTGTTGATAAGAGCGATTTACGTATTTCATCAGATGGTCAACATTATATAAAAAAAGGTAATTCTCTTTTTAAATTAGATTTAGAAACAGGTGAATTGGAAGAAACCCCAGCTCAGCTTTCAAAAGAAGAAAAGAAAGAAATAAAAACTTCTGATAATTCAATAGTAATAAATAGAGAGATATTGGCAGCTGCTCTTCAATCTGGTGTTGGTGTTGAAATAGGTGAAGATTATTGGAAGAATATAAAGGTAGAGTATTTGCAACAAGGTAAAGGTAATACAGGCAGTGCACTTTTATATTATGAATATTTAGATGTTGAAGGGGAACAACAAAGACTAAATATAGGTAGTCAAGATGTTAGACCTAAAGGAGGTCAAGGAACTAAACAACAAGATACTATAAAATATCACCGCGATTTTCAAACCAGATTAGCTATAGAAAGCTTATTATGGCAAAAAAGAAATAGTGATTTTGTAGGTTAAATAAATTTTAAAAGTATTAAAAAAGTTATTATATTAATTATAAAAGAATGGAGGTTTTTATGTTAAATACATTATTGTTGGCTACTTTTTGCCAATCAAAAAATATAGATGAGATTATATCAGACATAAAAAATAATTTTGATATTATGGGTGATAAGATATTCATCTTGCAAGATAAATCAAGTAAACATAAGAAAATATTAACTTACAATATAAAGAAGAGTGGTAACACTATATTTTCTGATGTTATAAGTAATACTATATCTTTACATAGAAAGAAGGAAACTAATACTCTTTATACATTGAATGCACTTAATGAAATTGTTAAGGAGCAAAACAATGGTGAGGTTAGTAAGGATTTTACTGTTAATTGGGAAGATTATAGAAATACTTTATTAATAACTTATTATGATGATTTATCTAGTAAAACAGTATTAAAATCAATTAACACAAGTTTAATTAAAATAATTAATATATGAGGTTATAATGTCAGAAAACAAAATGGTTAGTGTTTTATTGTTTGTAGAAAATTCTGATGACGATCAAATAGTAGAGGCAGTAAAAAATATATCTGAACAAACATATAAGAATGTTGATTTGATTGTTTCATCATTTAAGGAAGAAAATTCAGAAGAAGTTAAAAAAATAGTCAATAGTTTGTTTTTAAATGTGCAATGGATTAATCATAAACCTATTCCAACATTTATAAATGAAGCTTTGGAATTAGCTGTAGGTGATATTATTTTTTATAGAACTATTAATAATGTTAAGTGGTATCCAAGACATATTGATAGTCATATTGAAAAATACGATGATTCAAATGTTAATTGGTGTCTTTCAAATTTAGAAAGCAAAGACATTAATAAGCCAGAGGGTAAAGCTAATACTTTTGACTATAGGATAGAAAACCCACCTAACTTAACAACAATTATAATTGATGAAGTTTCTCACCGCAAAGGCATACCAGCAGATTGGGCATTATGTATCACTGAAGATTCAAATGGCGAACATGATTTTTCTGCGGGTAAAATAGTTAATCAGTGGTCTTATGAAAAATTAAGAGGAACTGTATCCACAGAAATAAGTGTTATTCAGTGGATTGAAAGAGATGGTGGTTATAAGGAAACTATAAATTATATTGAGGCACAGATTGGCGCACCTGCCCCTATAGATAACAAACATTCTATCAATGAAGAGACTGGTGAGATAGAGATAAAAAGAAAACTTCCAACTTTAGTTGGTAACTATAGATTTGCAAATCATAATAAGCACACTGTTGCTATGTCAAAGAATATGGGTGATATAAACTCAATAGCTATTAAGAGAACAATAGGGTTGGGTGATGTTATATTAATTGAGCCAATCATTAAGAAGTTGAGACAGGATCATCCTAAAGCTGAAATAACACTTTTTACCAAATCAACAGATATACCAAATTACTTCAAGCACGCACCAGATCATATAAAGACGTTAGATGAAGTCAATCTTCACGAAGACTTTTTATCTAAAACAGAATATGAAATGGGTATTGATTTGGATTTATCATATGAGAGCAGAGTTAAGAGACCTTTTATTGACTCTTATGCTGAAGTTGCAAATGTATTCTTTGAAGATAGAAGAGATAAGTATCCACAATTAGTGTGTGATGAAGATCGTATTATAGAAGAAAAATATATTGTTGTTTGTGGTGATGGATCTGGTTGGCCCGGAAAAACTTGGCCATTAAGTTATTATGAGAACATTATTCTTCATTATAAAAATGAAGGATATAATGTTATAGAAACTGGAAGCCATCATGTCACAAATGATACAGATCCAACATATCACAATTGTGATTTTAAAACTTTAATTAATTTGATTAAAAATTGTGATTTGTATATCGGAGCAGACAATGGTCCCATGCATATTGCAAGATCTTTCAATAAGAAGTGTGTGATTATTGCAGGAGCTGCTTTGCCAAGATTAACTAATCCCAATAATGAAAATGTTTATTATCTTGAAAATCATGGTAATGATTGTTTAGGATTAAAGCACTCTAAGTTTATAGATTTAACAGAAAAAGGTGGTTTAACATTTATACCTATTAATGTTAAAGATCCAAGTTGTGGTATTAATGATATTAAACCAAGTATGGTTAAAAAAGCAGTATCATCTTTAACAGATAAAAAGACATCACCAGATGGAAATGAGATGACTTATGCTTTTAATATCATAGGAAATCTCATCAGCAAAGATTTGATTGAGGGTTTTGCATATTATAGAGATGATGTTACTGGTATATATTGGAAAGAAGATGTGCATCATCACCCAGATCAAAGACTTAATACATCTCAGTTTTATATAGATAAAAAAGAAACAGTGTGGGAAAAGAACTTTGTTCCAATAATTAATCATATGACAGAGAAATCAATAACTAATAATTCTTTATTAGATATTGGGTGTAATATGGGAATATTTTTAGATGGATATTCTAAGTATACGGACGATATTATGGGTATTGATTTAAACATAGACTCTATTACAAATGGTATTAATATATATTCTGATTTAAAAGATAAATTAATATCTGGTAATTTTGTTACTTATGATTTTGATAGAAAGTTTCAAACATTATTGTGTCATGATATTATTAATAATGTTAGCAACCCAAGAGAATTTTTATCTAAGTGTTACGATGTTTCTGAATCTGGTGGTTATCTATATATAAGTTTTTATGATATAGATAATGACTCATTTAGAGATAACCCAAGAGATTGGAGAGATATGGGTGTTGGTGAAAAAATATCATTTTTTGATTATAAAACATTTGAATCTATGTTAGATGATAATGGGTTTAAAATAGTTGAGCAATATTTTACGCATGAAGCTACTGATGCTAAGTTTTTGTTTTGTCAAAGGAAAAATTAAATGGAGACTTTTGGTAGTATAATAGATAAAATAACAATTTTAGAAAGAAGAATTCAAGAGTTAAGAAAAAAAGATGAAGGATATTACCACCTATACAATCAGTATGGGTGGTTATTCAAAAGTATTGGTGATCAACTTACTGAGTGTTTTAGTGGTCGTAGGCCATTTACATTTGAAAAACATAAGGTTTATGATAAAGAAGTATCAATACAAAATGAAGTAAGTTTTTTATCAGTTATTAGTCTTCTAAATGAGTATAATAATAAGTTATGGGATTTAGAGGATATTAGAAGAGATAAGAGTTTAACTGATAATGAAAGATTAGAGGCCGCTGATAAGGTTTCTGAGTATAATAAGTTAAGAAATGATTGTATTGATAGAATAGATCAATATATTGAAAAAGCAGCCAGAAGTTCACACGAATCTATCTTTAAATAAATAATAGAAGATATTTATAATATAAAATATTAATGGAGAATAATATGGAAACTTATAGTAAGATAATTGCCCTTTATGAAGATTTTGTAATGAATCATAAGAAGTTTGTAGAAAGCAATAATAAGTCAGCAGGAACTAGAGCGAGGAAGGCCATCGGCGAAATAAAGAAATTAGCTACCGACTACAGAAAAGAAAGCGTAGAGGCGGCAAAAACCATGTAGAGAGATAAGATGAAAAGAATAAAAAACTTATTATCAAAGGTTATATTCTTTTCAAGTGTTGTGATTTTAGTCAGTTGTTCAGACAACCCTACATCTAGTGATAGTAGGGAGTATGTATATAGTTATGATAATTATGCATTAATGATGGTTGATGCATTAGATGAAAAATATGCATATTTAGAAAGAAGTTTTAATGTTACAGATGGTGAAATACAATATATGGAAATTTATCATTTTGAAAAAAGTGACGACCCATTCTACCATCTTCAGTTTAAAATGGATAGAATGATTAAAACAAACTCATTAGATATTTGGTTCAAAAGTGAACCAAAGAGTTCTAGTAGAAATGTTTATTCTATAGAGGGTAATATACTTTTTCAAAGTGGCTCTTATATATTGATGATTAAAAAATCTGGCATATCTTATAATATGAGAACCGATCAATATGATACATTTATTCCAGAACCTGTAGGAATAAATAAGATGGTTATTATAGATGATGGTGTTTTTATAGGTGATGATAAATATGGTGGTTTGCGTTATCAAATTGGAGATTTAGAAGATATAAAAATATAATATGCTCATATATAAACCTAAATATTTTATTGAAGAAGTTATTTTTACTAATGGTTGTTTTGATTTATTTCATAAAGGGCATGAATTTTTAATAAACTATGCATTATCTTTTAAATTACCAAGTAATAAATTAGTTGTTGGTGTTAACACAGATAAATCAGTTAAGAAGTTAAAAGGAAATAATAGACCTGTTGATACTTTTAATAAAAGAGTAGAAAATTTAGTTTATTTTTCTAAAGAAATTGATTATATTATACCGATTGAGAATACTAGTGTTTTAGAAACTATTAAATGGTTAAGACCTAGTATTCTCATAAAAGGTGGTTCAACAGATTTTATAGTAGGTAAATCATTTGTTGAATCATACGGAGGTAAAGTTATTAAGGCTCCTATGTTTGGAGAATATTCTACAACTAATTTATTGAAAAAGATGGTTAAAGATGAGTAAAAAGTTTCATATATTGCAATTAGCTGGTTTTGGAGACACACTTTCAGCATTAACAAGAATTCCCGCAGTAAAAGAAAAATACCCAGAACATGAAATACAATTTTGGTTAGGTGGCATCGGCCAATCAGTTGAGTTTTCAAAACAACAAATAGAAAGAGAAGGTTATAAAGCTTCTGTTGTTAAGAACTTTTCATTTCATAATCAAATCAGATCTACATATGATTTTATAAAAGAAAATGTTTTTGAAGAAAACGACATATTAGAAGATTGGAGTTTTTGTTCTGAGATTTTTAGTAATAAAGAACCTGTTTTTTATAAATATGATTTGCAATTTCCTTATCATTATAAAACAACAAAACATCCATATAATACAGAAATAAATTTTACACCAAAAAATACAGTAGCTATTCACCCCCTAACAAAATCTGGCAACATAGAGGGGTTTGAAAGTGATGTTGAGAAAGGTAGGTTTTGGAGTAGAGATGAGTGGAAGAATTTGTGTATAAAGTTGTGTGATAATGGATATACACCTGCCTTCGTTGGTTATGGAGATGAGGATTGGGGGTTAATAGAAGAGCTAATAACAGACGGATACAGCGTCTTAGATAAGAGAATGGGTGTAGAAGATACAATATATTTTCTACAAACAGTTGATGCAGGTATATTCTGTAATAGTTGGGATTGGGAAATAACATCAAGAGCTGGTATACCAACATTTTGTTTTTATACGAAGAATCATTTCTTTATTCAGAATCATATACCAAAAGGGCTATCAGATTTTTGGAACACTTGTTATATTGAAACAAATTCTGATTATGAAGAAGTAGAATACTATGATCAAAAAGTATATAAAGAAGCTGTAAATGCATCTGGTGTTTTTGATAAAATAAAATATATAATAGAAAATAAAAAATCTCCTAATTATAATTTTTCTGTGTGTATGATAGGTATGAATAATGAAAATCACATTCAGAAAACTTTTAATAATATAGGATCATATATATCTTCAAATGAAAATAATGAGTTTGTTTTCGTTGATGGTGGATCTACAGATAAAACAATTGATATAACAAAAACATTTATTCAATCATTGAATATAAAAGAAGGAAACGCACATATAATAGAAAACCCATGGCCAAATAATCACAGTGTTCAGAAAAATATAGCCTTAGAAAAAACAAATAATGATTGGGTTGTTTGGATTGATACTGATGAAACTTATGAAGATATATTCTGGAATCAGTTAGGTTGGTATATAAGAGATGCTGATAAAAATAATTTTGACTCTATTATATTTCCAAGAATTAATGTTATAACTGGTGTTGATGAAGATAAGCTAGAAGATTTTGCAAAAAGACAAAATTGGGTTTTATCAAAACCATTTAATTGGATTAATTATCCAGATGTTCAACAAAGAGTTTATAAGAACAATTGTAGATATAGTAACAAGATACATATAAAAATAAATAACGCTAATAAAGAAAAAGTAGTTGATGGTGTTCATTGTTTGCATTATAAAACATATGATACACAAGTTAATCAACTTATTGAATATGGTGAGTATAAACATTAATGTTTACAACAAAAATAAGAAATAATAATGTAGTTATACACCATATCAATGAGTTGTCTGTTGGTGGAACAACAAAAATAATACAAACTTTATTACCTTATTTTTTAAAAGATAAAAAATATAAACATTATGTTTCTTATAAAAAATGGATAGATATATCTAGAGAAAGTGATTTTATAAGTGTTATAGGTGAAGAAAGGATGCTTCCCTATAACACTGAACATGATTTTTTAGAAATAGTTAAACATTTAAAACCTCACATCATACAAAGATATTCCGCAGGAATACCAGAGTTTCCTTTTGTAGAACAAGTAAAAGAACATACAAATCATTTTGTATCATTATCTACGTTTGGTGATCAAGACGAAACAATAGATATATCAGCGGTTATATATGTTTCTTTGCATGTTCAATTTTTTATGGGTAAACAAAAAGAAAAAAATCACTACACTGTAAGAGTTCCTGTTATTGATAAACCTCAAAATAAAAACTTAAGAAAAGAATTAGGTATAGAAGATGATATATATGTTTTTGGTAGAATAGGAAGGTCTGATGATAATATATATGATCCTATTAATATAAAAGCCTATTCTATGATAGAAACAGATAAAACTTGCTTTATTTCTGTTAATTCTTCTCAAAAAATGCTGCAGGATATTAAGCAATTTAATATAAAGAATTTTGTTGACATTCCACAAAATATTGATTATATTTATATATCTAAGTTTTATAACACTATTGATGTTCTTGCTCATGCGAGGAAAGACGGCGAGTGTTGTCCTACAAACATAGCCGAATCGTTTTCACACAGTAAACCTGTAATAAGTCATTACGGTGATCGTTTTAATGGTCAAATAGAAAATATACAAAACGCAGGTTTTACTGTGTTACATAATGATATTAAAGAGTATGCTCGTATAATGAAAAATTTTGTAGATAAAAAATATGATTATGAAAAGTTATCAAAAAATGCAAGACAAAGATATGAAGAAGATTATAATCCAGAAATGATATATAGAAAGTATATTGAGATATATAATTCATTATGATTAACCCAAAAGATATACATGTTATACTTATAGGTAATAACGAAGTTTATAATTTTTATGCTAATATGGAGATTATAAGAGATAACTATGAGTTTGGTAATGATATATGGATTAGTTGCATATATAATGGTGATTTAAATGAATTATGTAGTGGAGCAAGAGAAAATAACTTTATAACATTAAATGAAAACAGAGGTTATCAATTAGGGGCTTTAGATTTATACAATAAATCTTTTGAAGTTGCTAAACTAGTAAATAGAAAATATACTTTAATAATGAATTTTGATGTTTGGATTTTAGATCAAAATAATTTTTTAGGCATATTTGAGGGTATACAAAAAGACAAACATATAGGTCTAGGTCGTAACATAGAATATGGCCATCCACTAACGGATATATGCGTTTTTAAAACATCACATATACCAAAATATATACGCCAAGAAATATTGCCTGAAAGAATAGAAAATTTACACTTGACAAATATGGAGAGTTTTGATATATTAGAAGAATGGTTTTTATGTATGATGTATGAAAACAACTTATATAATAGTTGGTATATCTTAAAAAGAGATAATCATCCAAGATATAGGTGGACACATTCAAACAGTATAATGCATGAACATGATATTTATGTAAAGAAAAAAAGACTTATGTCTAATAATATATTTGAGGGCAATTTAATAAAACAAATAAGGAGTTTATAAGTTATGAATATGACAGGTGGTTTAGGTGGAACAACAGAAAATAATAATGATGATGATTATTGGCAGTGTGGTTCATGTAAGATTAAAGTTACTGAAGATAGTGATGTAAAAGTTTTACCTATAGCCTTAGGTGGTGATGGTTTAAAAAATCAAGGTTTAACTCTTTTTGTTTGCCCCAATTGTTATACATTGCAATTACCAGAAGAGGTTTTTAAAGAGTTTCATAAAAGGATGCAATCTAATATAATACATTAGAGGAGATAAAGATGAATAAGTTCAATAGTTTACAGTCATATATATCTGATAGTATAAAAGATAAAGATGAAGAGTTTGATTTTAATCAACAAGAGATTGATAAAGATAAGGTAAAGAAACCTAATCATAAGGCTTTTTTAATGCGTAAAAAAGCAAGAAAAACTGCTAAAAAGTCAAGACGAGCAAATAGAAGATAGCAAAAAAGTATTTGACTTTTTCTTATATTTTATTATATTATATACATAACAAATTTACAATAACTCAATAGAAAGGAATGTAAATGGCACGCACAATCAGAAAGAAGTCTAAGGAAGATGTTCTTAACGAGCGTGAAGTTAAAAAAGGTGGTAAGAAGATAATTAAAAGAAGTCGTCAAAATGACAGAAGTAGATTGAAAAATATTGACTATAACGACCCAGCAGCACTGGAAGATATGGAAGATGAATACACTTATTAAAAAAGTTTTAATATTTTTACCTTTTTTATTTTTATTTTATATTATTTTTAGTAAAGATAACAATAAAAGAGATATTGAAGATTTAGAAAATTATTTAGGTTATGACGCAGCAGTTAATTAAAATCTATAAAGGAGATTATAATGCCATTAAATCTTAGTAAAATCAACGGAGCACTAGATCGTCTTAACCCTCAAACAAGAAACTCTAACAACAACAATACTAATACAGCTGTTGTAAAACTTGAAGAGGGAGAGAGTGTAGTTCGTATTGCACCTTATAAGTATGATTTAGAAATGCCATTTCAAGAACTTCACTTTCACTATGGTGTTGGTGGAAAAACATTTCTTTGCCCAAAGAGAATGGATAATCGCGATTGTGCGATTTGTGATATGGCTACAGAAGCTTGGTCAGATTTTACAAACACTAACGATGAATCATCAAAGGATGTATTCAAGAAGTTAGTTGCACAACTTAGAGTTTTTATTCCTATTGTAGTAAGAGGCCAAGAAGATCTTGGTGTTCGTTGGTGGGCTGTTTCACCTCGCACTACTTACAAGGAAATTTTACAAAAAGTAAAGAATGCAATGTCACAAGGTATTGATATAACTGATCCTAATGAAGGCTTGGATTTAATCGTAAGAGTAGAGAAGGGATATAACGGTTGGTTAATTCCAGAGTCTATAGACACCGCTCTTAAGACTTCAAAGCTTACCGATGGAGATGTTGATGAACTTATTGACACCGTTACAAATATTAATGATATATATTCTTTTAGAGATCCAGAAGAAATGAAGGAAGCTATTTCTAATTTCGCTAATGATTCTTCAGAAGAAAATAATTCACAAGGAAGTGTTAAGAATTTCAGTAATTCAAATAACAAAAATGATGGTGACATTGATTTTGATAATAAAACTTCGGCATCTGATGTATCAGATAAGTTCGATAAGATGTTGAGTTAAAATGGCTAGAAAGAAAGTAATTAGTAAAACAACTAAAGATTATGATGGTTCCGGTGATGTCACTAAAGACATCACCGATTTACCACATAAACAAATTGTAGATGCTCTTAATAAGAGTGTTGGTGATGTAGCTTATATTATAGGAACAGACGATTCACCAACCGAAGTAAGAGAGTGGTTATCTACAGGAAGCACTGTTTTAGACAGTATAATAAGTAACAATCCAGACATTGATGGCGGTATACCGGTAGGTAAATTAGTAGAAATGAGTGGAGAAGCAGCTACTGGAAAATCTTTAATATCATATTTAATATTGAAGGATTGTTTAGATAAGGGCGGATTACCCGTATTGATTGATACAGAAAGTGCCTGTAATTTTGATTTCTTAAGAATGTTAGGTTTGGAACCAGATAGAAATTTAATTTATTTGCAGCCTTACAGTATTGAACAAGTATTTAAGAGTATAGAAGAGGTTATAAGAAAATTAAGAGAAGAAAACAAGGATCGTCTTTGTTGTATAGTTTGGGACTCTGTGGCTGCTACATCAACAGATTTGGAGTTAGAAAACGATTTCGGCCAAAGCCAAGTTGGCGTTCACGCCAGATTGATTGGCCAAGGGTTAAGAAAAGTTATAAGACTGATAGCTTCTGAAAGGATTTCTTTAGTTTTTCTTAATCAGTTAAGAACAAAGATTGGTGTTATGTTCGGAGATCCAGATACAACTCCGGGTGGAAGATCAATACCTTTTATGTCTTCTGTTAGAATAAAACTTTATTCAGATGGTAAGTTGAAGGCAGGATCAGATATAATTGGTATGGGTATTAAACCTAAGATTGCAAAGAATAGAATGGGACCACCACACAGAGAGTGCCATTTGAAAATGTATTTTAGTAGAGGTCTTATTGATGAAGAAAGTTGGTTAGATATATTAATTAAATCTGGTGTGTGCGAGAAGATATCAGCACAAAAATCTTCTTATACAGATAAATCAACAGGTGAAGTTTATGAATTTCAAAATAGAAAGTTTGTTGATTATGTCTTAGGGAGACCAGAGTTAAGAGAAAAGTTAAGGAAAGAAGTTAAGAAGTGTTTGTATATTGAACCAGATCCCTATAAAAGAAATGATGAAATTGTTTTAGAAGAATTAAAGGAAGACGAGGATATATAAGATGGTAGCTTTTGTAGAAGAAGATAGTAATGAAGAAGAAAAACAAAAAACAGTAGCGAGAATAAAAGAATCAGTTGAGGGATTATCAAGAGTAGAGACATTAGGTTTTTTTCTTGGTCTTTCATTTTTTGGTTTGTTATTTACGTCAATTTTTTTTGGATTTTGGTTCCTTACATTTTATGTTTCTGCGATTGCGTGGAATAACTCTATTGCTGTATTGTTTTCATTACCTTTTATAACATGGAAAAACTCAGCTGCATTTTTTGGTATTTTTTTTATATTTGTTAAGTTTGTAAAATATCTAAAAAATTAGTATATTGCATGGTTTGTAATCCTTTGGTCGCATAACGGATGAGGGGGTAGTATGGGATACATTACTATGATATTATAATATATCAAACTTCAATGCTATTTAGTATTGATTATAAGTCAGCGACATCCCATAGAGGTGCTATCGTTAGGGGCAATTTACTAATAAAATAAGCAAAATATAGGTTGACAAAAGCAGAAAATATCCTTATATTATATACATCAAATTAATGGTTATATAACGTAAGGATATTTTTTATGCCAAGAAGAAAGAAGTCACCAGTGGTAGAGACACAAGAAACATTTGATGATAATGTTTCAAGTAAGATGACAGGTAGTAGTTCTAAGAGAGACACACATTATAGTAAGGTTTCTGCGTTTAAGTCATATATTGTGGATGAAGAGCAGTATAACCTTTACAAGTTGTATAAATCATATTATAAGTCAAAGAATGACGAGAATAAGGTGGCTGGTTTTCATGCAGGAGCTGTTATTTTTAGAACTATGAATGATTTCGAACGTAGGTGTAGTTTTTATCTAAATACGACAAAACACACAACAAAGAAAGAGTTGAAGAAATCCATATGTCAAGATTTGGATTTACTCAAAGAGATCATAATGGGTATGTAAAAATGACCACTATTTTGTGTGGTATTTTGCTTTTTCGTTGTTCTAAAAGGGTAGCAAAATTTATTTTGAAAACCCTTGATTTTTCAAAAAATATTGTTATATTTAGTATATCAAAGTTGGTAAATTATGGAGTATGAGCCGAGTAACTCACTCGTAAAAAAAGAGATAAAGAAGAAGAAGTTTTTCAGAATGGCTTGTTCAGAAATGTTCAAGTCAGACCATAAAACGAGGTTTGGCGCGGTGTTAGTGTTAAAGAACGGCAAGGTTTATAAGTCTCACAATAAGGATATGAAAACCCACCCTGCACTCAAAAAACATTATCCGTTCTACGCTGTATCAATACACGCCGAACTTCAAGCAATACTTTCAGTAAATTCATATAGATATGATGATTGTATAAAAGGTAGTAAGATGTATGTTTATAGAGAAGATAGACATGGTATGTTAAAGCCAGCTAAGCCTTGTTCTTATTGTATGAACATTATTAGAGAAGCTGGTGTTAAAAAAGTTTATTTTACAACCCCAACCGGGTGGGAGTGTCACATAATATGAGAAAAAATAAAGTTTTAATAGTTGATATGTTGAATATGTATGTCAGAAACTTTTCTGCATTTGCTATGTCAAACGATAATGGTGAATTAGTTTCTGGGTTATATGGAAGTCTGGCTTCTATTAGGAGTCAAATAGAGTTACACCAACCCGATTATACTATCATTGCGTGGGAAGGTCAGGGTTCATCAGAGAGAAGAAGAAAGACATTATCCTCATATAAAGAGGGTAGATCTTTTAAGGGTTTGAATCGCCGTCATTTTGATTCTTCTGATGAAGATGAAACACAATCATTCGCGCGGCAGTTACTATTACTTAAGGAGTGTCTTAATGATTTACCTGTTTTGCAATTAGGTGTAAAGTATTTAGAGGCCGATGATGTTATTGCATACCTTTGCAAAAAAGTGTTAAAAGATGATTACGAAAAGATAATAGTTTCTAGTGATAAGGATTATTTTCAATTGGTTGATGACACAACTACAGTATTCAGACCCATTAAAACCAAGAAAGACCCCATAGGCCAGTTTATTAACACTGAGTGGATGAGTGATATAGAAGAGTGTTATCCACCTAATTACACATTGATAAAATCATTATGTGGTGATAATTCAGATAATATTGAAGGTGTTAAGGGCGTTGGTGAGAAAACAGTAAAGAAAGATTTTCCATTTCTATCAAACACAACAGAATATACAATAGACGATATACAAGAATATTCCATTGAACAAGTATCAAACAAACAAAAAAGATATCAGAAATATATTGATAATAAGAACTTAATAGAAAATAATTATAGTTTAGTTCAGTTGTTAGATCCTAATATATCAACAACTTCTGTAAGCACAATCTTTAATATTGTTGGTAAAACACAATTAAAGTTTAATCCACCTAATTTTAGAATTAAATTACTATCCGAAGGAATTTCACCTAATAATATTGATAACTGGGTTTCTTCTTTCGCTACATTAAAAACAGAATATATTGAAATATAAAGGAGGTGTGTAATGGTAGATGGAGCTAATTTTGACGTATTTGGTTCTAGTAAATTTCAGAATAGAGTTATACAAGGTGCATTAACTGATAGGTTGTTTTTTGAAAAGATATTTGAAATATTAAAACAAGAATATTTTACTACAGAAGCACATAAAATTATTTGGGGTGAGATAACAAAACTTTTTAATAAGTATGATTCTTCACCAACATATGATATGTTAAGATTAGAGATAGCTGCTTTAGCTGATAGCGAAGACAAAGATGATGCCTTAACTATTCTTGTTGACATAGAGAAAACCTCAAACAGACAAGAGATTGAACACGCTAAAGAAAAAGCTTTTGAATTTTGTAAGAATCAGTCTATGAAAGCTGCAATTCTAACTTCAGTAGAACTCCTCAAAGAAGGAAGATTTGATGAGATACAAAAAACTATTGAAGAAAGTTTAAAGATGACAGATAAAACTGATATGGGTCACAATTATTTTGATTCATTTAGCAGTAGAAGTAAGGAAGATAAGAGACCTAATACTGTTCCTACAGGTTTTGAAATATTAGATCATAATGATATACTTGAGGGTGGATTAGCTGCAGGTGAGTTGGGTGTTGTAATGGCTCCAACTGGTGGTGGTAAGAGTTTTATGTTGGTGAATTTTGGATATGGTGCATTAGCAGCAGGTAAAAATGTTGTTCATTATAGCTTTGAGTTGAGTGAAAACAACATTGGCAATCGTTATGATAGTCGTATAACTGGTGTTCCAACTAAGGAGATTGTTACAAGAAACAGAGAGGTAGAAATAAATCTTCAACGATTTCAAGGTGGTCGTTTGATAATCAAAGAATATCCAACAAAGATTGCAACAGTTAATACTTTGAAGTTTCACATAGGTAGATTGCAATCAAGTGGTTTCGATCCAGATTTAGTTATCATTGATTATGGTGATTTGATGAGGAGTCGCCGTGGTTACGATCAGAAGAGATTTGAATTAGAAAGTATTTACGAAGATTTACGTGGATTTGCAATGGAAACTAAACTTCCTATTTGGACAGCAACACAATCTAATAGAGAAGGTTTTAGTGATGATATTATTACTATTGATAAAGTTGGTGAGGCAATATCTAAGGTTCATGTAGCTGATTTCTTCGCCACATTCTCTCAGCGTAAGTTTCATATTGGTAAGAATAGAATGGGTGCAGCTGGTGTTAATCTTGATATTGAAATTGATTATGGTAGAAGTTTAATCAGATTACATGAAAACAATAGTCAAGGTGGATTATCAATGTCAGATAAGGTTAGCAATTTGTTGAGTGAGGGTGATAGTAGAAAAAGAATATTTGATAAATATAGAGATAATATAGGAGTCTAAGATGCCAGAGAGATATACCATAATGAGAACTAGTCGTTGGGGAACAACAGGAACAAGTCTTCAAACTATGGCGGTTTTGGAGAGAAGCAAATATAAAAATGATGATGCTATTAGAGCTTGCAATGAGATGATTTCCAATGATAAGGTTGGAACTAATGAAGAGTTAGAGTATGAGGTTATCTTATCAAGAGAGAATGGTGTTCAAGAAATAATTCACAAAGTTGATAAGAAAGGAACGGTGAGTATCTAATGCCAACATATGATTTCATTTGTGAAGATTGTGATAATATTTTTGAGGTATCAATAGCTATCAAAGACTATGATAGGTTCAAAAAACAAAGTTGCCCTCAGTGTGATAATATAGAAAATGTTAGACGACATTACACACCGACTGGTATCAAGTTTGGAGCAGGTTTTTTCAAAGATGGTTATAGGAGTGCAAAGGATGTAGGTCCGAGTAATGACGAATAAAAAAATAGCAATAATCAGTTTATAGCTTAATAAATTTTTATTATAATGGAGAGTAAAGATGATTTCTAGAGTAGAGTATTTTGGGGCTGATTGGTGTGGCCCATGTAGAACATTCAAGCCGGTTCTTATTGATTCTATAAGTAGTGAAAAGTTGAATATGTTTGATGTAGAAAAGAATAGTGATTTAGCATCAAAAAGAGGAGTTAGATCTTTACCTACTACTATTTTATTTAACGAAACTGGTGAAGAAGTAAAAAGATTTGTTGGTAGTGCTAATAAAAAAGAATTACAAAAATATTTAGACTAATAAATTAAAAGGAGTTTCAATTGAGTGAAATTAATAAGGTTGACAGTTTAATTAAATATTATAATGGAGATGAGTTAGCAGCAAGAGTTTTGGCTGATAAATATCTAAAAGAAGATGAAACATCTCCAGAAGAAATGTGGAGAAGATTAGCTATAGAAATATCAGAGCAAGAAGATATTAATAAAGCTGGTAAAAAGATATGGGAAGAAAGATATTACGATCTTCTTTCTGATTTTAAGTTTATTCCCGGTGGTAGAATTATGTATGCGTTGGGAAGAGATGAGAATGTATCTTGCACTAATTGTTATGTTATTCCTATTAAGGAAGACTCAATTGAAGGAATATATGATTGGTTAAAAGAGAGTGCTTTAACATATAGAAGCACAGGGGGTGTTGGAACAGATATTTCTATTTTAAGACCAAAGGGTATGCCAGTAAAGAACTCAGGCGGCAACTCTCCGGGCGCTTGTAGTTTTATGGATCTAATGAGTCAATCAACAAACACCGTTCATCAGAAGTTAAGAAGAGGTGCTTTGATGATAACAATAAATGTTCATCACCCCGATGTTTTAGAGTTTATTGATATAAAAAAGATTCTTGGAAAAATAGAGTATGAAGAAGGTCAAGGAAACGGTTATAATAATTTATATAAGTTAGTTGAACATGCTAATATATCCGTTCAGTTAACTGATGAATTCCTCCAAGCTTTAGAGGATGAAGGTAGATATGAACAGCGCTGGCCAGTTGATTCTAATAATCCTTCCGTATCTCAAAAAGTATCAGCTAAGAAGGTATGGGATGCAATTATTAAGAATGCTCATGCTCATGCGGAACCCGGTATATTCTTTGTAGATAATCATAAGAGAAATGACGCACTAGCATATGCCAATCCGGCATTAACGACAAACCCATGTGGAGAACAATTTTTAGGCCCATACGCTAATTGCTTGTTGGGTCATATGAATCTTGACAGATATGTTGAAAGACAACCCGATGAATTCCCTACAACTAGGGTTTTTCATTTTGATAAGTTTGCAGATGATATAAAGACCGCAGTAAGGTTTTTGGATAATTGTATTACGTGGAATGATGGAAAGCACGCACTACCAGAACAGAATGAAATAGCGGTTAATGAAAGAAGAATCGGATTAGGTATTACTGGTTTGGGGGACGCGTTAATTAGACTAAGGGTCAAATATGATTCAGAAGAAGCATTAGAAGTTGTAGAAAGAATAATGCATACTTATAGAGATGCGGCCTACAATGCATCCATAGAGTTAGCTAAGGCGAAGGGTTCATTTCCTTTGTTTGACATAGAGAAGTGGGGTCAAAGCGAATTCGTAGCTAATATGATTTCAGAGTTAGATGAAAGTATGTTTGATATGTTAAACAAAACAGGTATAAGAAACTCTTTCTTGTTAACAATGGCTCCTGTTGGTAGTGGAAGTATTATTGGTCAAGTATCATCTGGCATAGAACCAATTTTTGCAACTTCTTATACTCGTAGAGTAAGAGAACAAGATGGAGAAACATTCAAGGAATATAAGACTTATCCAAGAATAATTGAAGAAGTTTTCAATAATGATAATAATCTACCTAACTTTGTTGTTACAGCTCATAAAATAGATCCATATTTTAGAGTAAAGTTACAATCAGTAATACAAAAGTATGTTGATAATAGTATATCATCAACTGTTAATTTACCTAAAGAAACTCCCGAAGATACTATTGCTCAAATATATTTAGATGCTTGGCGCAACGGTCTAAAATCTATTACAGTTTATAGAGAGGGTAGTAGAGAAGGTGTTTTAATAACAGATGATGGAAAGAGTAATAAAAAGAAAGAAAAAGAAGAACCTCAAAAGAGACCTGTTGAATTAGGTGGTGTTACATATAAAATACCTAGTGGAGTAGATGAAAAACTATATATAACAATTAATCCATATAGTGAAGATCCTAAAAAACCATATGAGGTTTTTATTAACACTTTTGGAGAAGAAAGTTCAGAAACTAAAGCCTTAGCTGTTTTAGTTTCAGCATTACTTAAGAATGTTGATGATATTGATTTCATAATTGAACATCTTTCAAAAATAACATCTTCTGCAGACCCTGTGTTTTGGCATGATAAGGATGCTCAAAGAAGACATCAAATAACCACCAGATCTCAGGCAGTAGCTATAGCATTACAGAAATTCACCACTATTTCAAAAAAAAATGATGGTGAAGAAAAAAATTATGAAGACGGGGTTAATTTAGAAAAATGCCCTAAATGTGGCTCTAATTCATATAAAAACGAAAATGGTTGTGGTAGTTGTTTAGATTGTGGATATTCTAAATGTAACTAAAAGAATTATATAATTATATTTATTATACAATGGTTATATCTCTTAAAGGTAAATGTGGTTTATTTAATTTACTTAATCTTGTGTATATTTATATGTATGCAATAATTATGGAGATTTTAACTGTGAATTTAGAGGTGAGAATGCCTAAAAAACAAATAGATAAACCCGGAACTTACTTCTACGGATCTTTAAAAAAATTAGTTGAAGACTTCAACGGAGATTTAAAAGAGATGACAAGATATATGACAGTAGGTCAGTTAACCAAGTATCAAGAAAAAAATGGAATGATATGGAATATAAGAACTGGTAAACTAGCATACAATCCAGAAACGAAAGAAGTCTTTGAGTAATTATGGGTGTTAAGATAGTAAGATTTTGTGAAAAATGTCTTCAAGAGTTTAAAGAAGAGATATACACAAAAAGAAAAGATTTAAAAGGATCACTAAGTCCGGATTCAATCACGGTGATGATTGATTTAATATGTGATAAATGTAAGAAATGCACGATAAAATAAGTTGGGATGAATATGCTATGGGGTTGATTAGCCCCATAGCTATTCGATCTGAAGACCCTCATACAAAAGTCGGAGCTGTGATATTAGATAAGGATGGTAGAATTGTTGGAACTGGATACAATTCTTTACCTAGAGGATTATCACAGAAAGACTTTCCACTCACCAGACCAGAGAAATATAGTCATATAGTTCATGCCGAACTTAATGCTATATTATTTTCTGACTCTTCAAGATTAGAAGGATCTACTTTATATGTATCATTTTTGCCTTGTTGTGAATGTGCAAAATGCATTGTTCAAGTTGGCATATCTAAGGTTATATATGGAACAGAATATATATCCAAGGACTCTAAAAGCAACCAAGATATAGGCACAAAAATGATGCAAAAAGCAGGCATAAAGGTAGAACAATACAGCAAATAATATATTGACAAATAGTGAATATCTTATTATATTATATATACAAATTTTACGGGAGATAAATTATGTATAATTATGATAGTAAGGTTGACACGTATACTCACTTACACGTTCACAGTAGTTATTCTATGTTGGATGGTATTGGTAAACCATCTGACAACGCCAAGAGAGCTGCTGATATTGGTATGCAAGCTCTGGCACTAACTGATCACGGTTCTTGTGCAGGCTTGTATGAGTTTCAAACAGCGTGTGATAAGTATGGTGTAAAACCTATTTTAGGTAATGAGTTTTACTTTGTAGAAGATAGGCACCGTAAGGGCTTAACTGATGATGAAAAAGAAGGTCTATCAAAGCAAGAACAAAAAGAATTACAAAAACAAAGACAAGCTAACCCTCACCTTATTTTGTTGGCTGAAACAGATGAAGGTTTACGTAACATATATCGTTTAAACTACTACGCCAACAAAGATGGTTTCTATAGTAAACCTCGTATTGATTTGAGTTTATTAGCTCAACACAACGAAGGGCTTATCGCCACAACTACATGTATTATTTCACCATTTGCAAAGTATTACTTCAAAGGTGAAACTGATAAGATGAGAGCCTTATTCAACAAGATGTATAATATATTTGGTAAGGATCGTTTCTTTGTGGAATTACACCCACATGAAAAGTTCTCTTATAGAGATAACGGTGGAGATCAACACGCTCAACGTGAGTATAACTTTGCGATGGTAGAGATGTTTCGTAAGAACTATGACATTCGATGTGTGTTAGCTAATGATGCTCACTACCCCGAAAAGAAACATGCTGATGTTCATGGGTTTATGTTGAATGTTAACACCAATGGTAAGTTTGATGAAACTAACTGTAAGAACTTATACATTGCACCCGAAGAAGATATGCGTAGGTTTTGGCATGACAATGGACACCATGAATGTATTGATAACTCTATCTTAGATGAAGCTATAGAAACAACCAAAGAGATAGCTACGCGTTGTCACGCTCGTATTGATGTTGAATCACTCAAGGAACCCAAGTTTTCTGTTCCAAGTGGATACGACAACAATCGTCAGTATATTCTAAAGTTACTCAAGGATAGTTTGATGAGTAAGGTTGATTCTGGTATTATACCCGAAGAAAAGACAGATGTATACATAGAGCGTGTAAAGACGGAGTTAGACTTGATTCACAGTAAGGGTTACGTTGATTACTTCCTACTCACAAGAGATTTTTGTAACTGGGCTGAGGAGAATGATATAGTTCAATCACCCGGTAGAGGTAGCGCTGCAGGTAGTCTTATCTGTTGGTTGTTAGGTATAACAAGAGTTGATCCAATCAAGTATGACTTATTCTTTGAGCGTTTTATGAACCCAGAACGTATCAAGGAACCCGATATTGACAATGACTTCCAAGATAGTCGCAGGCAAGAAGTAAAAGATTATGTTGCTAAGAAGTGGGGTAGTGCTAATATCGCTTCATGTTGTGCGTATAGTAGATATACATCTAATACTTTATTGAGAGAAGTTCTTAAGCATTACAATATAGATTTCAAAGAAGCCAATAAGATAGCTAAGAGTATTAGTGGTCATGTGTCTCTCAACAAAGATATGGCTACTTTATCACAAATAATGGATGAAAATAAAACTGTCCGTGAGTTTATCAATGGGTTAGAATCCTCTCAACGTGATAATATAATCAACATTCTTGATACAGTTATTGGTAATGTTCGTAACGTAACTATTGCGGGTGGTGGAACTATTGTTAGTAGTGAGCCTCTCAATGAGATGATGCCGTTGCGTATAAGTAAAGATGAAGGTATTATCACTGAGTGGCAGGTAGAAGAGCTTACCAAGATGAAGTTTCTCAAGATTGATATACTCGGTATATCCACTCTATCAGTAATTAAGACTATTATGGATGACGTAGGTATGACACTGGATGATTTATATAATCTACCTATGGAACGTGAAGAATACTCTGATGAGGATAAACAATACTATGACAAAGCATATGAACTATTACGAGCGGGCGATACACAAGGTATATTCCAGTTTGCAGGAGCAAATATCACAAGATGCTTAGTTAACACCAAACCCACTCAATTAGAAGACTTAGCTGCTGTTAATGCTATATATCGTCCCGGTGTTATTAAGATGGGTGCATTAGATAAGTTTATCAATAGACGTAATGGTAAGGAAGAGTCTAAGAATGACATACATCCATTATTTGATGATATTCTATCACCTACAGAATACATTATGATCTACCAAGAGCAATTCATTCAAATGTTTAACAAGCTTGGTTTGGATTTTGGTAAGGCTGATATCATGCGTCGTATGGCAGAAGCTAATGATAAGGATGCTTGTCGTAAGTATTTGGAAGATAATCTATACAACGATGAGTCACGTATGGTTCTTTCATTG